GGCTTGAACCCAGCCTTTTCCCAAGCCGTATGCGCGTCCAACAAACTGGCGCTAGGATTTTTCTTCAGATAATCGGTTGTGAAATCGCGCTCTAATGATGGCGTTGGCGGCTTGGCATTTTCCTGCACAATGGCGGACCCAAGTTTTGCCGCCGCCGCCGGATCAGCTTGCGCCAGCCAAGCGCGATAGGCCGCTGGGTCCTGGGTCGGATCAGGAGCATTGGCATACTGGGTTGCAAGGCGTGCTTGCTTCTGCTGATCGGCCACTTCATCGGCGGCTTGCTTGCCGTACAATTCGCCAGCGGCCTTCATGGTCGGCCCGCCCTGAAGCGCCTGAAGCGATAGCGCAAGCTTCTCTTGCGCCGTGGGCTGCTGATTATAAGAGAAACCCGGCGTGGCGCTGCTGATCGTGCCAAGGTCCACTGGCGGCTGACCGTTGGGCATTTGCGCCTGGGGCAACTGCACATTCTGGCCCTGGCCTGGGGCTACCGTGGTTGGCGTGCCGCCCATCTTTTGCAGATAGTCGGCAAGCTCACTGCTTTGCTGCTGGCCGATGCCGGCCATCTGTTTGTCCACCCGGCCCTGTTCCACATTGGCGCCCACACCCTGCAAAGCCTTGGCGAGAATGGCGGTCCAAGGGATCGGCGCCTGAATGCCGCCGCTGGACTGGATCGGGATCGGATCATCCAGCGAAGCGCGATCCGCCGTGGCCTGATCCTGCTGGCGCTTGAGCATCTGCAATTGCAAATCATACGGCAGCCCCGCCGTGGAGGGCGGCGCCGTGAGATTGACGAACTGGTTTTTAACCCAAGGAAGAACGTCGCCAATGGCCATTGCAAATGATCCTTTAGCCGAACAGTGATTGGCCGGAACCTATCAGCGAAACGGGACTGAACATTTTCGCGGCGCCACCAAACAGCCCGCCAAGCGCTTGCATCCCGGCATTGTAGCCGGCCATCTGCTGACCATAGATGCCCTGGTTATAAGTCCCTTGCTGGGCCGTGGCGTTGGCGATAGGCGCGGCGCCGATCTGCCCGCCGCCACTGTACTGCTGAAACTGCGGCGCCTGAATTTGCGATCCGCTCATCAGCGCCGTAATCTGGTTCAAGGGCTGATTGTATTGCGCAAGCTGCTGCTGGTAACTCTGCAACGCCGCCTGATTGCCAAACTGGGCATTGTTAATGGCCTGCCCGTAATTCTGCGCAACCGCCTGATTTTGAAGCTGCTGATTGTTGGCGGCTTGCTGGTAGTTTTGCGCCAAGGCCTGATTGCTAAACCCGGCATTGGCAAGCGCCTGCTGATAATTCTGCGCGATGGCCTGATTGCCAAACTGGGCATTATTGGCGGCTTGGCCATAAGCCTGCTGCTGCGCCTGATTTTGAAAGGCGGCATTGTTGGCGGCTTGATTGTAGCCCTGCTGGTTGGCGCTCATGTCCAAGCCAAGGCCGTAGAGGCTGGCCTGTGACAGCAAATCGTTTTGCTGCTGGCCTTGCTGGCGCATGGCCGTGTTCCATGCCTCGCTGCCCATGGTGATGCCCTGGTTGGCAAGGTTCTGGGCATTGGCGGCGTTCTGTTGCTGTATCTGCGGGTTCAGCCGCGCCATGATGGCGGCTTGGCCAGTCTGCCCGGCATTGACCGGCATCGCGGCGATGCCGCTGGTATCGATATTGCGGGTTATGTCGCCATAGCCGCTGATATTGCCGCTGGCTTGGCCATAGTCGCCAATGCTGCCCTGGGCCATGCCATAATTCGGCATCGCGCCGCTGGCTTGGCCGTAGTTGCCGATAGAGGTTTGGATGCCGGGACCGTTGTACTGGAACGGCGTGCCAAGGATTTGGGATGCCTGCTGCATCCCTTGCGCGCCAAGATTGCCAAGCCCGGCTTGCACCCGCTGCTGCGCCGTAAGCGCGGCCTGGGCATCCGGGGTCAAAGACTGATAAACATTGGCCTGCATATCCCCGTTGGGACCTGTAGGCGTATAGTTCACAGTCTGATTGCCGTAGGGGCCATAAATGTTGGGATTGTTTAGCGACGCGGTTTGTTGCCCCGCCTGCAAATTGGCTTGGCCTTGCTGATAAGCGGCGCCGGCATAGTCAGGGGCCGGCGGGGGCGCGGGGGCACTTTTTCCCATAGCGATCCTCTAGGAAACGACACTTGGTTTTTGTCAGGGTGAAAAGCAGGATGTCGCCCGTGGGCGCGGCATCCTTCAGCGTGGCCTCATGTTCAAAGCCCATGTTGATCGCCAGCTTTATGCTGCGCAGATTGTCCGATGCGATTGGGCTGATGACCTTGCGCACGCCGCAGACATGGAACGGATAGTCAAAGATCGCCGCCAGAAAAGCCGGCGTCATGCGCCCGCTGATCGCGATGTGCGCGACGATGGAAACACCGTTCCATTGCTCGTACAGCACGCCGGCAACCAAGCCATCAAAAGCGTCGCTGGCACGCCACAACCCAATGGCTGTGCTGCCGGGCTGATAACTGCCATCGATCTGCGCCGCCACCCATGCCCCGGCCTCGGGGCCGGTCACTAGATGCCAGCCCATCCCGCCTGAAACACAACGTCGGTGCTAGCCCAACTCACTTGGATGCCCTGGCTGGAGGTTTGAAACTCCACCGCGCCGCAGTAGCCGATGCCGGCGACGCCTTGCCAATTGCTTTGCAGGGATGGGGTTTGGCCCCAAACGTCTACATCCCAAAGAGCTTGATCCCACACCGCGTAGGCCACCGGGGCAAAGCTGATCGGCAAAGGCTGCTGGTTGATATTGAAGTCCACCGATATGCCAACTTTGATGCTTGGCACGCCGGTTGTGAGAATGTTGGGGCGGGCGCGAGTAAAATACTTTTCCACCCCGCGCATCTCGAAGTAATTATAGGCCTGCATGGCGTAGGCATCGATATTGGCATTGTTGTTATCGGTGAAGTTTAGCGCCCAGGCGCGATACACCGCGCCAGCGCCGCCATAGAACGGCTCATCGGTAAACAGCGCCCAGCAATTCGCCGCCCATTGGGTGAAATTGCACCACGCGCCCGTGATGGTATTCATCACATACTGTTCTTGCAGGCCGGCGCCTTTCGGCACATTGACCCAAACCGCATTCTGTTTTGCGTAATAGAAAATCTGCCAGCCGAAATTGAGTTGAAAGGCAGTCGTGGCATCGGCTATGGCGCCCTGGATTTTGTCGGATAGTGCTATGCGCGGGTCCAGTCGCGAACTTTGCAGCCCTTGCGCCAGCGGGATCAACCCATCCAGGGTTAGGATCAGGGTATCGCCGCCAAACTTTTTGGTGCAGCGCGCGCCGCCCACCGGGGCGCCCAACTGCCAAACCCCCATCTGCGCCCACGTGCTGGCACTGGCAGGGTCCGTGCCGCGATAGACAATGATCTCGCCCTTGCTGGTGGTAAACACCAGATTGTCATCGCTGCCATAGCCGGCATCCAGGGTCCAGGCGCAAATATCCACCAGAAAGCCGCCGGCCATCGCCACGGCGCCCAGATCAAAAACTTGGGCGGCGCCGCCGATGCTATCGGTTGGCAGATACCATGCCCGCAGCGTGTTTTTCTCGATAAACCAAAGGCGATGCTTGAAAAGGAAAACATTGACCAGATTTTGGGTGTTGACCCCGGTAATGGCCGGCGTGCTGGCGCCATCAATCGCGGTCCATGTCGTGCCATCATAAAGGCGCGGCTTGTCCTGGCCATTGACGAAATAGAGAAAACTGCCGCCCGGCGTGGTGATGTTGGCATATTCCAGCTTGGCATTGCTCAAGCCGGAAACCACCGCCGCCCCCACCGGCCCCTGGTTGGTCACATCATAGACTTTCAGCCCCACACTATCGGCAGCAAACAGCTTGCCGATGGCGCCGGGGCTGTAGACCATCAGGGTTTGAACGTCACCGCTCAGCCCGGTTGCCCATTGCTGGACGCCGCCGCGCAGATCGCAACTCGCGACGCCGGGGAACATGTTGGTGAGTTTCACCGCATCGGTTGGCGCCATGTTGGCCAGCGCGTCGCGCGCATTCCAGCCGCCCACCGGCGGCGGCAAGCTTTCGACATGGGCTTGCGCCTGCTGGGCTTGGCCTTGCTGGATCGGCATCAGGTTAGCCCGTAGCCGGTATCAGGAATGTTGTCGTAGCCGATCAAGCTGCTGCCCGGCCTGGGGGCAAAACTCAGGGTTGGGAAACTGATGTCCTGGGCAATCGCGGTTTCAAGATTGGTGACGTAGTTGCGCCACATCGCGGTTGTGTCAAAGCCCTTGGCCTCGAAATACTTCAGCTTGGAGATCAGCACCATCAGGCGATCCGGGTAGATGCAGGTATCATCATCCGCCGAAAAATTCTGTTTCGGCGTGCCATCGGCTGCCGTCACCCAAGCGTTGCTGCGATACTCAAAGCCCAAATTCTCGGAATTGGAGAAGCCCGGCCATATCTGGAAGAACTGCCCCAGCAAGCGCCAGCGCACGCGCGGCCCGGTAGCGATGAAGCCGCTCAGCAGATATTCCCATTGCTGCGCATTCTCAGGCCCCAGCATTTCCCAATGCATGGAGCGATCCCATTGGGTGCGCGGCACGATGGATTGATAATCCGCCGGCATCGGATACTTGGCTTTTTGGAAATAGACCGGCACAGCCGCTCCAGCTTGCGCCGGCGGATTGGTGGCCGTGACTTGATTGGGGCTGTCCACGCTGGCGATGAAGGTGGCCAGCGGAAAGCCGGCGCCCACCACCATAAAGGTATTGTCCAGCCCCGCCGTGCTTGGAATGCCTGTGATCTGGCGCGTGCTGGGATCGTAGCTGCCCGTGGTGGTGACGAATGAGGTATAGAAGTCAAACCGCCGGGTAAGCCCGCGCCAGTCATGCTTGCTCATCAATTCTTCACCGGCAGCATTCATCAGCGCCAAAAGCTGGGTGATGTCCTGGGTTGTGTTGCCCGCCACCGCCAGCGGCGCGACAATGCCAAGCTCGTTAGCGGCTTGCTGCGCCAGCAGTAGAAGCGTTTTCATCCACAACTCCCTTGGCTTTCGGCGGGCGCCCGCGCCGGGCATGGCGCGGCGGATAGGTCTTTTCCTTCACCGGCAGCGGCGGCTTGGCGCGTTCCTCGGCCATGCGCGCCATTGCCGCCTTCAGCATGTCGATTTCGTCCTGCTGTTTTTCCAGGCGCGCGCCGGCAAGCTGGGCGTTCTTGCTGGCGAGATAGCGCTTGGCGATCTCGCGCAAGCCCGGCCCGCCCATGGCAATCGCCATGATCTGGCTGTCTGACGCACCGGCCACTTGCTCCACGCTGTAGAATTTGAGGATTTGCAATTCGGCCAACTGGCCTTCGCTCAATTCGTCGGGGCGCTCCTGGCGCCATTGCGCCAACGGAATGCCAATGATCTGCACATTCTCGTTTTTCATCTGGTAGGCCAGCCATTGGCGCGGAAAGCGGCGCTTGTGATCATCGCGCACTGGCTGCACCACAATGCTGGTGGCATCGCCGGGGGTCATCATGCGAATGTGCGGCACACCCCTGAACATGCCGTCGCCATCAAAGACAAAAAACTCAACCTGAAGATGCGCATCCGCCTGCGCGGTATCGCTTTCCATGGGATTTTCCTTTTGTGAGACTATGGGGGCCAGCCTGTTTGCCGGCCCCCATTTTCAGGTAATGCGCCCTTGCACGGTTGGGCGGCTGACAAAGATCGGCAGCGTTGGAGTTGCGGCCAAAACGGTAGAACCGTTTGTGGACCGCGCGCCTTCGATCTCAAGCCCCGCTGCCGATGGCCCAACCGCGCCAGCCGATGCAATGGCAATGGGGCTGTTGGGATTGACAGCGGCGCCGGTATCCTTGGCGGCAATGGCATTGCCGCTAATCTGATACCAGCCGAAGGTGTTGGGGCTGACATTTGCCGCCATGGCAAAGGCCACCGGACGCGCCCCGCTGGTTGCTGCCGCTGCCGCTGCCAGTGTGGTTGCAAAAGTCGCATCCCACACCACACAACTGCCAATCACCGTACCGGCAACACCCTTGAGACAGATGAACTCGCCCTCGCCCAAATCAGTGTCAACAGCACGCACGATGCTGCCCAACATGGTCGGGGATTTCGGCCTTACTGCCGCCGCGCCACCGGGCAACACGTAAGGCACCCCAGTATCGATGGCAGCAATTGGCAACCCGCCAATACGGTTTTCATTGAGGTAGTACGTCATGGCGCTTCCCTTCTTCCGGTTACGCGATCAAGACGCCCTGAAGTTCCGAACCGGAAACACAAAGGTTTCCCGCCCAGCCGATCAGTTTCACGATGGCATCCTGATTGACCGCTTGGCGCTCACCGCCAATCGGGACAAAGTTGCGATCCGCATGGGGCCTGAAAAACAGATAGTTGGTATTCAGGAACCACATGTGATTGGCAGTGGCGGCATTGCCAATGCCGCCATCCAGCACCACATCGCTGGCCATGCCGGCGCCGAAGTATTTCAGCGAAGCAAAGCCCGCGCCGGCCATGTCGTTACCTTCTGACATCACCCGCTGGATAGTCTGCATCGATGTGAGATACAGCAGGTAGTAATTGCTGTCAGAGATGATCAAGTCCGGCTTATCGTTGCCACGGATAAGCTGCACTGCCAGCGCATTCATGTACTGCTGAATGTTGGTCGCAGAAATGGCCGTACCGCCATTGGCAACACCGGCATAGGTCTTGGAACGCCAGAACAACCACGTCGCCCGATCAATCCCGCCATAGACGCCAACGGCGGAATTGTCAGGCACCGCAGCCGCAAGCCCCGTGATGTTCTTCCCAGCGTTGCCGGTCCCATCCAAGTAAATGTCGGAACCGATACGATTGGAAAGCTGGGCTTCGGCCACCATCATGCGGCCATCCAACAGATCAATGATCTTTTCCTTGCTGCTATTCTGCAAGGCCTCCAGGCCGGAGATGGTGACAGATGAGGCATACTGACGAATGCCATACTGCGCCGCGCTGATGGGCGAGTTTGGCGTGACCGCAATCGTCTCAAAACCGCTGTAGCTTTGGGTGACGTTTTGCGCCGGATCATTGTAGACCAATTCCTGAAGGATCACATCGCCGCCAGAAAATGGTTTGACATTGCCCTTCGATTTCAGCCGGCGAAGGGCGGCATTGTTGTTGGTGACGTTATCGGCCAACTCGCCAGTACGGGACTGGATGGTGGTGGCGATAATGTCGGAGATGGCTGCATTTGCAAAAGCCATGGGTTTGCTCCGTGACTAGGGTCACAGGCGCTCACTCAAGTTGTCGAATTGCT